TGCATCTCCATAAACTTGTTTATAATCTGTATCAATGTCAATATATTTTGTTGCTTCTGTCATATCCTCATCAGTTATTAACTTAGTAGGATCAATAGCATTTTTGTAAACATAGAAAGCAAGAGCAGCATACAAACATTGAGCACACTCGTTACGTTGAGTTTCAGATGCTCCACCACCACTACCACCACCAGCAAGAGGTTTTATTTCAACACGAATTCCCTTTGTAATTCCATCAAACTCAAAAGGAATATCAATCTGTTGATTATCTCTGGTAGCAACTGCATTTTCAAATGTATCTTGTAAATTTCTAGCAATTCTATTAGAAGCTTGTGCTCTAACACTTCTAGAAACTAAAACTTTTATTCCAAAAAATGTTTTCTTTCTTTTATTTGCATCATCAGTGGGATCGTATGCTTTTTGAACATCATAGTTAAAATAAGAAAATCTGTTTCCTTGTGGATCAGTACCTGATAAAGACTGCTGAACCATAAGGACTGCAGTTGCCCACTTGCCAGTAATATTAGTAATTCCTTGTGCAGACATAAAAAAACCTCCCGTCTATCTATTTAGAGGGGAGGTTATTAATATCATCTATCTCCTGTCTTCCTATTCTCACTGTAATGAATGTCGAATGAACCATCAGGATAACGCTTCTCCAACTTCTTCACATTTCTCTCAATTACCTCATCGAAAGATACCCCCAGAGCCATACAAGCTTGTGCCACATACCACATAGTGTCACCCAACTCAATAATAAGATGCTCTCTATTGTCGTCAGTCCAAGGTTTACCTTGGAACACCATCTTCTTAACAATTTCCAGAAACTCACCAGACTCAGCAGCAAGCCCAACGCCAGCAGTGGTAAGACGTTCAATATTGGCACCTTGTCTGTCAAGTTCACCCATGCGGTCAGCAAGATCGACAAAATTCTTAGAACAATCGGATGTGACGGCATCTACGAACTCTTCATAACGTTTAAAATTAATAGTCATAGAACTAAATTTTTAATAGATTGATAATTACGATTTACAATTTTTCTATCGATTTGATCTTTGAAATTTTCGATAGCGTTTTTCATGAAAGTCCAATCAATGTCAGAATCTAACACACGATGGACTGTATAGGGATTATAATGACCCAATCCAATTAGAGATGGGATCCATAATCCAATACCAGCATGACCATGATATGTTTCTATATCATAATCTCTAAGCAGACGAACATCATGAAAATGCATAAGTCTACTGACTTGTTCTGGATACGTTACCTTAGTAAAATGTTTCCAGAATGGTGTGTTTGTTTTACCACCAGTGTAATGTATGAATATGAAGTCTTTCATATCATCATACATTCTAGCATACTTTTTATTGTAACTGTCAACAGAGACTGAATCTATTAAGATGCGGTCACCTTGTAAGAATGTAAAGATGAACTCATCTAACTGTTGCAAGGTACAATGAAGACTAGTTGCTTGTAATGGTTCAAAGAATGCTGCTGATAAACCTAATGCTAGACAGTTACCAGACATAATGTTTGATAGTCTACCAGAAGAGAACTCAATAGATTTGATCTTCTCAACTCCAGTATTGTATCTGTTCTCTAGTTCTTTGATGCATGTTTCTTCATCAGAATATTTACTAGAATAACAATACCCTCTACCAATCCTATTCTTAGTTGGAATTTCCCACACCCATCCACTGTCCATAGCAACAGCATTTGTGTATGAATGTTTCTCACCATTATCATTTTCCAATCTAAAAGGCATACCTCTATCGATAGGAAGATAATGTGAATAGTCAACCCAATCACTATCAATCAATTGTCTTTTGAATCCAGTGCAGTCTATGTAAAAATCAGAAGTATATTCTCCATGTCCTTCTAAAAGAAGACTGGTGATATCACTACCGTTCCTACGGACATCTAAAACTGTATCAATAATATGATTAATATTTGTTTTAGACTTTAGATATTCTACCAACTTACCAGCATCTAAGTGTAGTGCTGGAAAGAATTCATCATACTGTAGAGAACCATCCAATCCACGAATAAGATTTGTGTATCCCTTTTCAGTATAGTATGCTGTTTGATTACAATAAGTAATATCTTTCTCTAAGAGAGGAGCAGCATACACAGAGTAATCAATGTATGTTTGTGATGTAATAGACTCTCCTATGGGAGATATATAATCTCCATTATCAGACCAACCAACAAAGTTAATACCCATTTTGGGTAAGGCATCAATACTCTTAATAAATTCAGATGTATCAATACCATATTTTTCTCTTGAAATAATTTCAAGAACTTTACTTGTTGTTCCTTCTCCTACACCAACAGAAGGAATATCAGATGATTCAATAAGATCTATCTGAATGTTTGGTTTGGTCTTTGATATTAAAAAGGCAGCAAACCAACCAGCACTCCCTCCACCTACAATTGTTAAACGTTCCATTCAGCAAATTTAGATAGACGGTTTTGTGATTCAGAGAACTGAGTTAACTGTTCTTCATCACCTTCGATGCTGATAGCAGATGCATCATCAGCAACATCATACAGCTTCATCTTCGATCTGTCAATACCTATCATAAACTTTTTGTTACTGGTAGGATCATTGTATCTATTTTTAAGTTGCTTGACCATTATTCTTCCTTGGGATTCCAATTCCTCAGTAGATATGAGAGCGAACATAAGGTCAGCAGTAGCAGGGAGTCCAAAGGATTCTGAAGTGTCAGTAAGGTCAGGATCGCTAGACCCGAAACCAGCACGAGTAGTTTGAGTAGCACTGACAATCGGTAAGTTACTTTCCACAGCAAGTCCCCGAAGCTCCTCCGCAATCGCTTTAACATACGTATAAGAATTAACAACAGCACCTTTATATCTGGCAGATGCACAGATGTTAAGGTAATCAATGAATATTATATCAGGTTTAAAATCTTTCTTGAGAGAAAGATCACTTAAGAGTGCCTTAAAGTGTCCAGCATGTGCTGATGCAGTAGGGTACTCTTTAACAATAAGTTTGCCTTGTGTCTTTCTGGCAATCTCATTGACCTTGCTAGTGAAGAGAACTTCAGGTAATTCTGTAATATCCTGAATAGAAACATTTAAAAGATTTGCATCAATTCGCTCAGCAATTTTCTCCTCTGCCATTTCCATTGTAATGTATAGAACGTTCCGTCCTTGGAGCAAGACGGAGCTAGCCATATGGCACATGAATAAGCTCTTTCCGACGCCCGTACCAGCAAGAGCGATATTAAGAGTTTTATTAGGGAGACCACCTTTCGTAATATAGTTAAACTTTTCCAGATCAAAGGGAATCTTCTCCTCTTTCCTGTGGTAGAATTCATATCTGTCTGTTGCTTGTTCAATGTAATCGTGTCCGATGTGTTCATCAAAAGATACCGCTAAAGCTTCTTGGAGTATAGAAGGGATTGCATCTCGTGAAAGTTTCTTATCGCCTCCATCTGCAATCTTGATTGATTGCATAAGGGCAAGATATATAGCACGATCCTTGCACCACTTTTCTGTAGAGTCACATAACCATTCATAATCAACCCATTCATCTGATAGGTTAGATACTGTAGAAAGTGATTCTTGAAATACCTCATCAGTAAGGTCTGTACGATTCTGTAAATTAATCGCAAGAACTTCTTGAGTAGGAACTTTGTCATACTTACTAGCAAAGTCAGAGATCTCTTCAAAAATAATTTTCTCATTATATTCTTGAAAATAATCTGCTTTTAAAAATGGAACCACCTTACGATAAAACTGTTCCGTAAAGATCAGGTTACGTAAGATGGTTGTTTCTATACGTTCAATTGCCATAGGAAAATTCTTCTCTTGCTGCTTCTTCCAATTTTGCCATTACCTCTTGGGTAAAATACTTCTCAGGATTAGCGAGAATAGATTTAGGATAAACAGAAGATTCACCAACCTTAATACGATTCCCAACCCGTTTGAAGACCCCATACTTCTCACCCAATTCCAATAGTCCGTAATACTTATCCAGTCCACGGTCATCAAAGAATAGTCGAGTCTCAACTTTACTTCCCTCCTTAGTTAATCTAGATTTTTTTGCTTCACACTTGATGATGTTGCCCACCAAGTCTGTTCCATCTTTCTCTTTCTTCTTTCCAAGATAGATGATAGTAGATGCTGCATACTTAAGACCTGTACCACCTCCCATCTCCTTTGCAGGTACATAGGAACCGATTACATCATATGTATGGTTAGTAACTATCATAGGTATACTAGCCTGTCCTAACTTCAATGTCAAGACCCTGAATGCACCTTTGATCAATTGAGATTTGGTCATGTCACGAACTTGTTTGTCGTTAGCAACATCTTCCATCTCCTTATTGGTTGAAAGCATACCAAGACTATCAAGAACAAACATCAATGGTTGACGCTTATCCTTTGGTTCTTTCATATACTTGTCTACAATCCTCACTGCCTGAGTTCTAAACTCTTCTATAGTAGCAACAGGGAATATAACCATACGTTTAGAATCAATCCCTCTGCTCTCAATCATCTCTTTGCTTATAGCAGACTCAGACTCAAAATAAATGACCCCACCATCAGGGTGATCACTAAGAAAACTACGGACAACACTAAGGGCAAAAAAAGTTTTTCCAGTGCTGCTTTCACCAGCGAGGGCTGTAACCTTGTTGGAAGGAATACCCCCAAACAAAGAACCGCTAACGACAGCATTAAAAATGTATGACCCAGTATCAACAAACGAGGTAACATCACCTGCTGCGACACCATCACCAACAATACTTGCAAATTCATTTCCGCTATCCTTAATTACAGAATCTAAGAATCCCATTGTTTTACTTCATCCTCATAAAAATGTACATAATTATACTGCTCTCGCATAAGTTTAGCAAATGCTAAAGCAGTGTTGTGATCCTCAAAACATTTGATGCTATCAGATCCTATCTGTCCAACCACATGATTAGTCCATGTGACTACAAAGACTTTCTTGCTCATGAAAAGAAACTAGAAATGGTAATGGTTTTCTCGTGAGTCCAACCAATACATTGTAGCACATTTTTCAAGGGTTCCAAGAAAGACTTTTCAAACTGTGTCTGGTAATCAACATATTTCTCAATGCCAAACTCCTTTGGTAGTTCACCAAAGAAACTGATACAGTTCTCATGGAATGGGTTAGGTGTCTTAAGATACATGAACTTAATCTTCTCACCCTCTTGGATGAGTTGATGCTTGTGTTGTACCTTATATTTTTTCACATAATGATTATACAGCAAAGCACCCCTTACTGCAATGGGTGTTCCTTTTTGATAGATTTCAATTGGGTGTCTGTATTTTTCAAGGTTGTTGACTCCTCTTGGGAAGGCGATATCTGAGTAGTGTCTTTCCCTCGTCTCTGCTCTGATATCATTGATAAATGAGATAAGCTCATCATTTGTTTTGCCGATAATGATCTGAAAAGCTGCATAAAGTTTATCCCTAAAGTATTGAGGTGTCGATGACCTCGCTGTTTCCAATCCCATGATTTTCATCTTGGGTTCTTTGTATCTAACTCCTTCCGAGTCCCATACGTTAAGTATGTATCTTTTCTTAGCAGTCCAGATACCACGATCAGCGATGTTCTCTCGCTTCATAATCATTTTTTGATCATACGCCGATACATACGTTGCAAGCTCCTGATACGAGGCATCAATGAACGGTTCCAACTTATCTTTACAGACCTTATCAAGTAGCTCAACGATCCGAACCTTATCGTCAGACTTATTACCAAAAAATTTAGTAACAACAGGTCCAAGATTAAGATATATTGAGTCGGTGTCAGATGCAATGACGTAATCAACGTTATCAGTAGAGAGTAGTTTATTTAGATAACCATTCATCTTGTTCTCAATCCATCTAATTGAGACTTGACCTGAGAGTGTAATAGCCTCAGCATTAGCAAGACGATAGTATCTAAAGTGCTCATTACCAATAGCACCATAAGCACTGTTCAAAGAGATCTTCTTTGCCATCTGTATATTATTACATCTAGCAATCTCCTTAGTCAGTTCAACAGTAGGAGTTTTCTCGTACTGTTTCTTTGCCTCGATCATTTTCTTCTTGAAGATGACCCTAGAGTCATACATCTTCTGCATCATCAATGGTAAGAAACCATGCTTATCTTTACTGTACTGTGCTCCATTAGCACACACAGCAAACTCACCATCAATCTCTACCTCCTTGTTTAAGATCCCTTCAACGCTTGCGTTGGGATGTCTAATCTCCCTGAGGGTCTCTGGACTGATATTGTATTGCATAATAAGATGAGGATACAGACTATTGAGGTCAAAATTGACAACCCAATCATAGAATCCTGGTTTCGGTTCCTTGACATACGCCCCCGCATACTTCTTTGTCTTATCATTTTGTGTCTTAGGAGGAATTGCTATGTTCCTCTTAAGAAGTTCAACGTATATGTAATTATCCCACATACGTACTTGACTAAACACATCTTCATAATTCACCTTAGCATCATATGCCATGGTGTATGCCAGTTCAATCAATTTCATCTTATCGTCTAGTTTATCCACCAAACGAACGTCATGAATATTATACTCTATAAATTTCTGCCAATCATTCTCGTAGAACTCTTTGAAAGTATCATACTCAGAGTGATCTAGTTTCTTCTCATTTAGTTCCACGTTGCAGATGTGGTCTAAACGATAGGACTCTTGGTTTGTATAAGTGAATTTCCTGTATAACTCAAGGTAATCTAGACATGAAATACCAAGAGTGTCAATAGCAAATTGCTTACGTCCTTTGATAAAGATCTCACGACGAGAAACAAGTCTCCATGGAGAAAGAAGTTTTACAAACTTATCTCCAAGTACACGATCAATACGATTGTGTATGTATGGCATATCAAACAACTGGACATTCCATCCTGTAATAACATCAGGATAGTTCTCTTGCCAATATGAAAGAAATGCACTAAGCATAGCATCTTCAGACTTGAAGTGCATGTAATCCACCATAGGATCTGTATTATCAAATGCTCGTGCTCCGAACACAGTAATACGACCAGTGAAACTATCTTTAATTGAGATAGCAAGTATCTCCTGATCAGCAGATTCTATATCAGGGAATCCATTTTCAGCAGCAGTCTCGATGTCAATAGTAAAGACACGGATCTTGCTGCTATCAAATTTAATCTGATCTTCTGTATGCTGTTCAGCAATATACTGATACAGGAACCTAGAGTTCCCATATATTTGAAAATCTTCTACTTCCTTATACTGTCTTACAAAATCTCTTGCCTCAGCAATTGATCCAAACTTATGTGGTTCTACACATTCTCCTTCTAGTGTACGCCATTCTGAATAATTCTTTGTAGGCAGATACATCGTGGGGTTAAAAGGAACCCTCACATTGTACCTATTACCGTTCTCATAACCACGGACAAGCAGACGATTACCTGCTTGCTCTACACTAGTGTAAAAATTCATTCAAGACATTCGATGTAACGAGCAAGGACTGCCTTGCTAGGATTGGTCACAACAATTAAATCAGAAGACCTAACGTTGAACTCACGTTCAGAAGAATGTTCTGCCCATGGAACCAGTTTACCTTCATAGTCTACCAGATAAGGTTCAACCATCCAGACATCGGGGTCACCTGGTAAAGTGTCCCCGTCAACTGGTTCTACCTGAGCAATGATCCATTCATCATGCAGCTTCAGCAGGTTCGCTGTTATCTCCATTAGTTTGTTCCTCAGTAAAGAATAGATCTTTGTCAGTAATATTATATTGTGCTAGTTCACCCACATAGTTGGTAAGTATTCCATCATCAGGGAATGTTACACTAATAATGTGTTCACCATTGACCTTAAACTCCTGAACAGGAGTGTATGGACACCAGCGAGAATATGTGATGGGGATAGTACCATCTTCATTTGTCTTACCTAATGCAAGGACAAAAGGATATAACATCTTATATCCAACTACTTGCTCATTTTTATCTTTGACATCACCAAACAAACAGAGAACTGTTTCTTTAGTCGATAGCATCACCAGGCGAATATTGTGGTTCGTCCGTAGTGGTGGTGGAGTCTGTTGTGTCTGCTCCTGTGGTGTCTCTGTCATGTTGACCGTATACCTCTCGTTTTTCAGTAATTTTGTTTTTGTATGCTTCTTCCAATCCTTTCTCAGGATTGCTGATAGTCATCACACTATCATAAGGGATCTTAAATTGCCAGTCAGAAGAGTATGGATTCCATTTACTAAACCTGATCTGATATTCTGCACCTGCTGCTTCTGTTAGAAACTGTGGTGTAGAACCATCTAGTTGTAGAACATATGGTTCTTCCATGAGAAGACAGATACCTTTACGGTCTGCACCTTCCTCATCGAAGATCTCTTTCAACTCAGCAATGACACGATCACCAGTCTTTAGTGTAAGAATAGATACTGCCATAGTCGGAATGAGTTTGCTTATATTTTACCATTAAAAAAGGGCACCGTCAAGTGCCCCTTGATATTTTATTTAGAACCACTTCTTACGCTGTTGTTTTTCAGGTAGTTCTTTCTTCAGAGTAATGGTCAGTAAACCATCCTCAAAACCTACTTTCTCAACTTCTACGTCATCTGACATTTGCCAGTTGCGTTTGAATGATCTTGCTGAGATTCCTTTATGTGAATACTTTCGTTCTTCTTTTTCTCTGTTAGCAGAGACTGTTAGAACATTTCGTTCAGTCTCGACCTCAATATCTCCAGTTCTAAATCCCGCAAGAGCAACCTCAAGTATGGTTCTCCCATTGTCTCCGTGAACCACATTGTACGGAGGGTAATTAGATCCACCACCTGCAAGTGCTTCAAGTCTACTGAATGTTTCATCGAGTCCGAGTGAATAGGGATTATAAGTCTCCCAGTTAAATTGTACCATTGTCCTAAAAAGCGACGTTTACTAATGCGACCCCTAAGGCATCGCAATAGTATTTAATCATAATGCTATTAAGTATACAAGTCGGTCTCTACGAATTTACGATTCGGTTTTCTTCCTACCTATGTTATACTTACTTTCTAATGTCCAATCGTTCTTCTCTTTAAATGAAAGAACTTTAATCTGGTTCAATGGTGCAAGATCAGATATTTGTTCTGCATTTACCACACTAAGAAGTCCCCAGTCACTTAAGAGTTGTACAATACGATTACGACGTTGTACATCATTCAAAGAAAGATTTGTTTTCTTTCCATCAAGTGCGAAGAGTTCCTTGAAATGGACTATGTAATACTTACCTTGCTTGTGTAGAATATGACATGACTGATAGATCTTTTTTTCTTTACGTGATGCAACACCAATTCTTGTTAGTGTCTCTCTCACTTTAAGAAAGTCATCTGGTTCACCGAGAACCACTTCTACCATATCAGTTTGTTTCCACTGAATTTCGATAACTTCACCACTCATTGTCTGCCACCTTTGTTTAATATTTTTGCAATGTGATCTAGTTGATCCTTGGTGAGAATTCTAAGAGCTTGTAGAGCCTTATCGTCATTATAACCATAATACTCTTTTACTAACTCAAGATAATCAATAGAATCTTTTTTAGTCCAAGGAGAAAATCGCTTCCTTGGTTTCACACTATTTAGTAAAAAATCATACTGAAGCTTGTTTGGTAGATGAGAATTCTTATTCATCTCATTAACAAACAGAATGGTATCAGTGAAAGATGAAAGACATCTGTTTACAACAAATGCTGGATACTTCTTAACAGCATCCTCATCTGAATCCAGTATATTCTTTTTGGATTGGTTGATTGAGTAAAGATAATCTTTCAGTTGGTACATTATTCCAGTGGCGGATTACTCCGCTAATAATAAAACAATTAGTGATGAGATAAGAAAAGAATATAACACTACGTATGATAATAACGTAGTTGTCATAGGGTTCAGTCTTTTCATCAGAGAAACTACCCAGTGCATATTTCCATATCTTAAATACTTTCTTCATTTAAAAACAGCAGTAACACTAACGACTCTAGCGTTAGGATTTCTTGCAAGAGCAACCTCACGTGCTTCTTGGTAGTTGCGACAAACAACATCTTCTGTAAAGACTGTTCCAGCAACATAGAGTTTAACTTCGCACTTCATAATTTGTTAGGACTAATTCCTTTCTTGATGCTTGATCTGTATTATAGCATCCCACAGACCTCATGGTGTATGTGTGTGCAAATTCTCCAACTGACCACTCCTTGAAACGATCCTTAACAAGTTGTGAACTATTGTATGATATTAACATAGGAGATGTAAAGGTATCACAATCAGAAGCAAACTGGTCATGATCAAATCTCTTATGCATATCACCTTTCTTACCATATAGATTATCCTTAATATCATAAGGAGGATCTAAGTATGAAAATACATCTTTCTCATCTGACAACATTCTCTCATAAGAAAGATTTGTTATTGTCCAACTCTGTATCAATTCTTGATATCCTGTAAGTTTTTCAATGCCACGTGTTGAGAAGTTGGAGTCTGATGCTTGTCCAGAAAATGATGAAGACTCAGTGAGACCGCTGAAGCTACACTTATTAACGATATAAAAAGCGCAGGCACGAGCAAGGTTTGATTTTTCTTTGTCATTAATTACCTCCTTCATTTCTTGAAATAAACATCTTGCTGAATCCTGATTACAATGAACCACCTTAAGACCCATCAAATCTTTCTGTAGATCTTCACCATTATGCTGCAACTCACACCAGAAATTATAAAGAGGTTCATATAGATCATTGACCCATACCTCAATGTGAGGATACCTCTTTGTAATTTCTAATGATACAGATCCACCACCTAGAAAAGGTTCACGAAACTCTCTTACATTAGAAAGGTCTGGAAGATACTGTAGTAACTTTACTACTGCTCTACTTTTACCACCAGGATAACGTAGCGGAGTCTTTAAGGATTTGATACTCATCACAGGTTCAACATAAAATAAGGTTTCTGAAAACTAATGTTAAAAGATAAACTTATTCTATCATCATCTGTCTCGTTTGCATAGACCCCATGATTAAGGAATCCAGGAAACAACATAATCATACCTGGTTGAGGAGTAATCCTCATACTCTGTGCTCTATGATTAAGTATAAAAGAGTTTACCTGTTGTGCTACAGGACACTCAATAAAAAACTGACCTTGATCTCCCTTTACCTTATGATAATAAACACCAGCAATTTCATGGTGTGCATGAGAATGAACATGTGCATACTGACCCTTACCAAATCTAGAAAGCCATGAGGCAGCAATAACATAGTTTGCTTGACCATTGTAATCTAATGATTCTTGAAATTTAATTCCTTCAAGAAAATTACCAACATGTCTGAAGATTTCATTCTTAGTATTCTCCATCGTATTGACGGGATTATCAGTAAAATTAGGATCAGAAAGTTGATGATTGTTACCCCAATTTGGATTGGTTTTAAACTCACTACGTTCTACTAATCCCGCAACCTCTTCCTGAATAACATCATAGTTATCTACATTAGAATAGTATAACGGTGTTGAAAATAAATTGTCAATTGCCATTGTTTTCCTTCGGGTAATAATAAAGTTCTTGTTTTTGTTCCTTCTTTGGTTTAGTCTTTGATGCTGATTTAGTCGTTGGTTTACGTAAACGAGAGTTAGCACCCTTGATGTTCACATTCTTCCAGTTCATACCATTAGAATACTTATTGTCACTTGGGAGTTTAGTAACAGTTTCTTCAAGATCAACCTCTTTCTCATAATCAATCATCAAGTCTGGTGAGTGCATAGAGTACATAGATTGACCCCACTCTTTCTGTAGGAACTTAGTTGGTCTCTCATAACAATAAAGTTGATTCAACTCTTTGTCCATATAAATCTTTATCTTATTTGCCGCAATGAATTCCCAACTAAATTCTTTGAACCATAAGTCTAGATCTACGTAAGCATCATTATACTCTTCATCAATCTGAGTTCTAATCTCATTCTTACCAAAGGTTGATTTTGACTTTCCTAATTTCAGATAGTAACGTGTTTTTTTCATTTCCAAGATTCCTTAATGATTTGAACTACATGAGAGAAGTCTCCTGTGTAAGAAGCTTTCCCTAAATTAAACACTCTAAGAGTTAGAGCAACATTATCAAATGTGTATCCTTTCTTATTCTCCAATCTATCTACAGATATTGCTAATGGATGTCTTGTTATGTAATTGTAACTTTCATCTAAAGCAATATCAGACCAATGACATTTACCATCTTGATCTTGAAACTTCCTGATCAAATCATCAGGAGTAAGTTCAATGTCTTTGACAGTTAAACCTTGACCCTTATTCTTTCTAGCAGCATTTCTGGTCTGACCAAATCTGATATTAGATATCAATTTTTTTGCTGTTTCTAGTTTCATTAGAATGGTTGATAAAAAGGATTCTTTATTTCAGGATGAACAAAGTAAGATTTACTATAAGGTTTTCCATCTTTCATACCATGCTCATGTACAGGAACCATAACCCTATGTTCAACAAACGTTGCTTGATGGGGTGGCATTGGTGGTAGATGATATGCAAATGGCATTAGTAAAACCTCTCTCTATAATCTCTACCAACTTCAACTTCAATAGAATCAAAGACTCTATTCAATGATCTGGCAAATGATCTATATCCAGAACCAACATATAGTTGTCCTAGTAGAACTGTTCCAGTTGCTACACCCCAGAAGATGTAATAGAATTTGGATTTCACTTGGTTTCTTAGTTTTTCTTTAGTAATCATTTGAATTCACAACTCATCATAATTTCGGTTAGACATGCAAGCATGTTAATTTCCTGATCAGGAACAATAGCAATGTCACGCATGTACTTGGCAATGATAAGAACTGCTTCAGGGATTGAAGCAGGTTTCATAACACCATAGATGTTATCATAGACCTTACGCATAACCATACTAGGATCATTGTCCATATGCTGAACTACCCAGTTCTTAACATTAGTAAACTCTTTCTTCTTCAGCGACGAAAGCAGAGAATCAAGATTAACATCAGCAACATCAACAAGAATAGCTGAGTCAATGGATCCACTAGCAGAATAGCGTTGACACTCATTGATAAGCCTACGCCAGTCAGGATAATACCTCCTAACAAGTTTAGCCAGA